AATTTAGTAAAACAGTATTCAAAATTAAAAGCTGATAAAAAGGTTAAGATTGTGTATACTCAAATTAAAAATGTAACCAAGACGAAAACACTTGGACAAGTTTTACTAACCGGTTCAACAAAGACAATTTCTGTGTAGCCACATCAAGGCATAAAAATGCACAATAAATTTTAGTTTAAATTTGATAGAAATCAAGTTTAAATTAATTTAATAAAACTGTTTCTTTAAAAAAATTTGATAATAAAATATGTTATAAAGGTTTTCTAATATATAACAATAAGAAATGTCTATAAATCCTGCATATTATAGTGAAGATGTAAAAAAAATCGAAAAGATAGAGTTTAGTGTTTTTAGAAATAAAGACGTCAAACAATATTCTGCTGTAAGCGGAGACCCTTTTGGGATAGACTTGGCCGAATCTTATGAAAACTATGAACCTAAAAAAGGCGGTTTAGTTGATTTGCGTATGGGTACATGTGATATATATTTACCATGTGCTACTTGTGGGCAAAATTCAATTGACTGCCCTGGTCATTTTGGTCATACCGAGTTAGCCAGTCCAGTTTTCCACTTTGGTTTTTTGAATCACCTTAAAAATATTCTTCAATGTGTTTGCTTAAAATGTTCTAACTTACTGGTAGAAAAATCTGACGTACAATTTAAGAAAGCATTAAATAAACGTGCTGAAGCCAGATTTAAGGAAATGAAAATTCTAACTAAAAATGTTAACTATTGTTATCATTGTGGTGTTCCAGTACCTAAGATTAAACGTGAAGTTAAAGATAATGGTTCAATTAAGATTATGATTGAACGTGACGTAAATACTGGTTCTGGACAAGAAAAGGAAGAAATTGCCAATACAGTAAAAAATAAGATTAAAGAATCTCTAAGTCCTAGAGACTGTTATAATATTCTACGTAATGTATCTGAAAATGATTGTTACTTACTTGGTTTCAATCCTAAAATGCAAAGACCAGAAGATTTGATTATTGAAAAATTTCCAATCCCTCCTGTTGATATTCGTCCAACTGCTAAGGTTGATTTTATGTCTTCAGCAACAATGGAAAATGCATTGACCCTAAAAATTTCAGATATTGTTACTGCAAACAAACGTGTAAGACAACAAATGGAAAAAGAAACAGTATCAAATGAATTATCCACTTATTCTCAAGATATATTTAACTTGCTACAGTATCATGTGGCAACATATTTTGATAACGAATCAGTCAGTTTACCAAGAACCGAATTCAAAACTGGCGGTCGTCCTACTAAATCAATTAGTGACCGCATTAAAGGTAAAGCTGGTCGTGTAAGAAGTAATCTCATGGGTAAATTTTGCTCAAAACAGGTAGCTGCCTAAATGGTTGGTGTTAACACCATTTAGGGAAAACAGTGTAATAACACCTTTAAATATAACTACCTAGTCCCAATAATTAATTGGGGCAACATTGTCAAATTGCGGGAAACTCTAATTCGCAAACGCGATTAATATTAACATACTATAACTGTATTGAAAAATTCAGTTAAACATGCGCAGAAAAAGCGTATGAAGCATTTTAAAGAATAATTAACATAAAGGTTAATGAAATTTTTAGTATATAAAATAACAAATACTGAAAACAATAAAATTTATATTGGAAAGACAAAAGAATACTATGGTGAAAAGTACTTTGGAATTGAAGGAAGACTTAGTAACCATTTAACTTGTGCTTTTACGAAGTCAAAGTTTAATGACTGTCCAAGACTGTATAATGCTATAAGAAAATACGGTAAGGATAAATTTAAAATTGAACTTTTAGAAGAATCAACAGAAGATAACATTGATTCCAGAGAAATATATTACATTAATTTGTATAATTCAACAGATGATAATGTTGGATATAATATTGCTCTTGGAGGTGGTGGCAGATCAGTTGTTAATGTTGGTGAAGATATTAGAATAAAAATATCAAAAGCACAAACAAAAGAAGGCGAACTTAATATCAAACCTTATTTGAATGATGATAAAGTCCATACTGGGTATTTTGCAAGAAGAAGAGAAAATGGTAAAGTATTTCAAAAATATTTTACAAGTCAAAAATTTACTCTTGAAGAAAATCTTGCAAAAGCAAAAGAATGGATTGAAAATATTAAAACAAATAAAGATGATAATGCCTTAAAGTATAATAAAACTAGTGACCTACCAAAGAACATAAACTATATTCGTGATGAAAATGATAAAACAAAAATTATTGGATATAGAGTTGATGTTCTTAAAAATGGTGTTAAAACTACTAGGTCTTTCCAATCAAAACTCTTTAGTCTTGAAGAACTATTAGCTAAAGCTATAGAGTGTAAAACCCAAATATTAAATGCTTAAGTAATAATGTTAATATTATCCGGGAAACCGGTATTAGATAATCCGCAGCCAAGTTCCTAAGTTTATATAATTATAAATATGGAAAAGGTTCAGAGACTAGATGGCAGTGGGTGTGGGCATTTGTCCCATGCTTAAGGTATAGTCCGAATAGTTTACAAACCTAAACACAATAGTGCATGGTTAAAACTATATCGAAAAGAGTAGACTTCTCGGGTCGTACGGTTATTACATCGGACCCATATATTGATATCGACCAAGTTGGTATCCCAAAGAAAATGGCTATGGAATTAACTATTCCAGAAGAAGTAACCCCATACAATATTAAATATTTAACCGGGTTAGTTAAAAATGGTCGTGATGTTTATCCTGGTGCAAACTTTGTACTTAGAATTAATTTCCGCGACGGCAAGCCAGAAATACAAAAGATTGACCTCAAATATCGTAAGAAAGCTATTAGACTCAATCTAGGTGACATTGTAGAGAGACATTCAGTTGACGGAGATTACGTACTTTTCAATCGTCAACCAACACTCCACAAACCCTCTATGATGGGTCACAAGATACAAGTTATTGATAATGACGAACTAAACACATTTCGGATGAGTGTGTCAGTTTGTAAGCCATACAATGCCGACGAACAGATTAGATGTCACAACCATCATTATCGGCAAAAGGAAGAACTGAAAAAGTTTTTTACTTCCTAGTCCCATCGTACGGGGCAACACTTTCAAATTGCGGGAATACCCTAAAATAATTGAAATATTTTAAGTTAAACACAAGTTATCTTAATTAAAAAATGGAAAATAATAAAAAAGTTAAAAAATGTAAAGTATGCGAGATAGAGCTTACTGTTGAAAATCAGGTAACCGGGCGAAACTTTTGTAAACCATGTCATAATAAGAAATCTCATGATTATTATGTGGCAAAATTACAACCGATTGCTATTGCTAAACAGGAAGCTAAAGCGAACCAAGTTAAAAAATGTAATGACTGTTCGTGCGTACTTACAGATGAAAATCAAGTTAAAGGAAGAAATCAATGTAGAGATTGCAGAAGTGCAAAATATAAAGAATACAGCCAAACAAAATTATCTGAACAATATAGTACTTTTGACGGAACAAAAAAATGTTCCGCATGTGATAAAGTATTAACTTTGGATAATTGTGTTAAAAACCGGCCTATATGTAAAAACTGTTACAACGCCAAGACAAATGATTATAAGAAAAATAATAAAGAAAAAGTATTACAAAATCATAAGGAATATTATGAGGCTAATAAAGAAAAAATTGCCGAGTACTATAAAGAACATTATGAAGTTAATAAGAATACTTATCTTAAAAATAATAAAAAATGGCGTAGTGAAAACAGAGAACATATTAGGAAAAAAGAAAATGAGAGACTTAGAAAAGATCCTAATTTAAGACTTAGAAAAAATTATAGAAGAAGAATATGGTCCGCGCTAAAAGGCAAGGGTTATAAAGAAGCTTCTACACTTGAATACTTAGATTGTGATGTTGAGTTTCTTAAAAAATGGTTAGAATATAACTTTGAGGATGGAATGACTTTTGATAACTATGGTCCATATTGGCATGTAGATCATGTGATACCGTGTGCTAAATTCGATTTAACAGATCCGAATGAAATAGCACATTGTTTTCATTGGGTTAATTTGAAACCGATGAAAGGTAGCGAAAACATGTCTAAACATGCTGACATAGATAACATAGAAATATTAAGTCATTACCAAACTGTAGAAGTATTTGCTGTAGAAAATAACATTGAAATTCCAGACTTTGATTTTGAAAAATACTTTGAAATTAATGATAACGAAATAGAACTCTAGCAATAGGTTCAAAATTTATAGAACTTTAACTTATAACACCAACACATACTACCACTCCCAGATGGCAACATCAGAGAGGATCAGGGTTAACGACCCTTTGCGAGCCGTAAGGTAAGCTCATATAATTAATTGTATACTATAAATTAATTGTGTGCCCGTATGGTAAAAACGTATGTGATTGGATAGGACAATCCGCAGCCAAGGGCTAATTTTAAATTAGCGCAAGGTTCAACGACTAAATGGAAGTGGGTCTAGCTTGGGAAACCAAGTTGGGCATAAGATATAGTCTAATCCCACCAGTAATGGTGTCTATACTCGGGGCTTTAATACCGCTACGACTTTGGACAAGTTTTTATTAACTTTGTTCATTGGGTATTTGGCAACAACCTATAGAGGCGAATAGAAATATTTGCTGGCGTAATTTTTTTGTGGAATTTTTAGAAAATTTAAAATATAAAATTCCCGATGATTTCACATAGAAATTACACAATGTTTGACGGTGACGAAATGAACATCCATCTT